CGACGTAGATCCGTTCACTAAACAAGACTTCCAAGTTAAAGCACAGATGTTGTATGACATGTCATATAAGCTGTATGGTGAGCTTTTGGCTGCTGGAGTCGCTAAAGAATGTGCCAGGGAGGTCTTACCCCTCAGTACACCAACCAAAATGTACATGAATGGTACGTTGAGGTCGTGGTTGCACTATTGTGACCTTAGGTGTGCCAATGGTACGCAATATGAGCACAAGTTAATCGCTGATCAAGCTAAAGAACTGATCAAAGAGTGTTTTCCTACGGTATATGAGGCGTGGACTGATGTTCTGTAACTTGTATTTGCTGTTTTGTATTGTTGGTGGGTTTGAAATTGCTCCTGATGTCTATCAGTTAGAGCTGTTGAACACTGAAACGGGTGTCGTACATGAGATATTGATCCCGATAAAAAATGACGAAAATCTCTGAAGCCTATTAGCGTAGGGGGACGGCCGCAAAACACCCCCATAGGGGGGTCGCACCCCTCGCTAGATTGGAGATCTAGCGGTGAGCACTGGGTTCTAGGGAACTGCGCGGGCGCACGCGGTAGTTGGAACCACACGGATGCGTTACGCTCGCGTGTATAGATCTCACGCGATCTGTCGCGACCTCCCTTGAGAAGCCAGTCATACCAAGGGATCTCAAGTGATAAGCAAGACTAATGCAGTGATAAGCACAGCTGATAACCACTGCTACCACTGAGCTCTTGCCACATCATGTTCAGCTTGATACACTCCAATGCCATCCACTGCGGTATGCTTGGATCTGGATGAGTGGTTTGATGATCTTGATCTCGACTCTCCCTGTTAAGGGGGAGGAGAGTCTCGATCTTCAATCACCACTCACCACCTCGGAACCTTGACAACTGCATAGCTGCTGCAACTGCCGTCGGATCATAGGCACGTTGATCGTCACCACCTTTGGTGACCTGTTGCAAAGAGCACCTATCCACACATGTATGGCGGAGCCACACGCCTAATTGCTCATGGCAGGCTGACATGCACCGGCGTGCACCCCGTTCGAGTCGGGGACCAGTCATTGCGACATCAAGGTCGCATCTATTCACTTGCTTTCACTACATGTTCATCAACATTCCTTGCCGTACATCTGACTGCGTTGAGCGCATGGTCGTCGACCCTCTGCGTGCTGTCGTTCAGGTTGCATACCGCAAGGGTAACATCTACGAATACACTTGTGTATCTCGTCGTGCCATCCTGAACCTGCTCATGAACCCAAACATGAGCCTCGGGTTCTGGGTCAACGACAACCTGCTTCCGTTCAACTGCAAGACACGCACCATCGGTGATGTCACATGCTTGAACGCTTTGTATGCCAGCGATCTCCCGATCGTTGCCGCTTGAGGTGTGGCGTGATGCCGGGGATCGAATCCCCACTCAAGCCTGACACTTATGTGTCACTTGTTCACTCCTGTATTACACACATGACTACTGCAACCATGCAGACCTTTGACATCCTCGGACACGAGTTCGACATGGACGCACTCAACGACATCGCCACTCATGGCTGTGCTGCTGGTGTGTCTGGTTTCATCTACTCGTCCGAGCTTCATGACATCTATCAAGAACATGAAGACACGATCATGGCTCTCCTCGATGAGTACGCCTTTGATCTTGGTGAGCAGAATGGATTCCGCATGGTCCTGAATTCCATGGACCGACGCGGCATCGAGTACGACACCTTGCAAACATTCAAAGAGCAAGCTGTCTGGATGTTTGTTGAACTGTTCGCAGTTCAGCTGTTGCAACGCAACGGACATCCCGACTGGGTCTGACCAATCCACTCAGGTACATACGTTCAAGCGTTCGAGCCAGGTGCAACGCCTGGCTGTACCTATTGCCGACGCAATGAGCGCGGCTAACTAACACACATGAACGTATACGTGCTGCGTTATTCCATGGAATGGAATGACACTGACATGGTGCAGGTATTCGACTCCCTCCAAGGTGTTATGAATCGCCTCGCAATCACTCAATTTCATGACAACTTCGATGAAGGAGAGAAGTTCACCATCGAGTGCATGGAGGTGACAACAGAGGCCACATCACTTGAGCGCTTGAACAACATCCGTAAGCACTACGAAGACAAGCGCAAGGACACAGACAACAACAACACGGAGGAATCCAAATGACACCATCTGATTATCACTTCTTGCTCGATCAGATCAACACTATCTATTGGACTGCCAATCGTAGTGAGCACAAGTCTGATTGGAACACAACTTTGTTTCATGTATTAGCTGACAACATTAACGAGGACGACTACGAATGAATCACCCACTTCTGTGGATGCTGTATGCATTCGCACTCTTGCTTGAGTTCACGTATGACGTGAGCAAATTCATCATCATCCATTCAATCGTGTGTGCGATCCTCATCAAGGACGCAGTTCAGGCTATTGATTGGGACAAAGTAAACACCATCCGCAATGACATCTCAAGAAACTTTGTATACGAACTTGCATGAGTACGTCAGCGATTGGTATGACGGACTCAACGATGTACATGAGCATGACTTACATAAACTCATGTATGAATACCTAGATGCTATCACTGAATTCACTACATACGATGACTGAACAGAACATAATCCTGGCTGTCATCGGGTGCGTTGGTTTACTTGCCACGCTCTCGGTGTACTCACGTGCCAGCAAGGCCACACTTACATATGAACGACAAATCACACGACGAAGACTTCCTAATTAAGAATGCAATCTACTGCTGGTTGCATCACTTCCCTAACCACGCATGGACGCAGCGATATAAGGAGCTAGCTAAACGTGACACTTACACTCGCATGGATGTTATTGAACCAAAGCCAAAGCCACGTCCAGCACGACGACGTAAAGCAACAACCTAACTTTTCACAATCACCATTGCGTGAGTACTGCGTGACGCTATCTAGTGGCGAAGAGCTATACATTCTCGCCGCCGATCTCAAGGACGCTGCTTATGACGCCTTGGAATTGTCCAAAGATACGAATACACAACTAATAGACGTACGACAAAGCAATGAGTGGTAAATCCTACTTTCCAAATAATTGGAGTGAATACGCTAGTGCTCCATCTGAAATGTTTGAGCCTTGTACATTCATCGAAATGATGGAATGGAAGGTCGCAGGGTGGGAGTTACCTAGCAGTGTTGATTGCATCATTCGCACAACACACTTAAAGACTGGCAAGGTCAAAGAATACGTGTACAAGCGTAGACACGCGGCCGAAAACAAGATCAAACAATTAATTACCCAAAAGACACACGAATTCTGCGTTACCACTCATGAATCACAGCATTACATCGGACCACGGCCAATTGATGACGACGGGGACTTTTAACTTCCTTCTCGACACGCTGATGCATGAGATTGAGATGCATGAACACCGTGAAGAAGTTATAACACTTCTCCGCGATCAGGTATCGGACGATACTGAATGAGTTGTTCGCCTTGCTACAACTAAGTGGTGATAACGGTTCCCACATGGTCAAGCGAGTGAACTTCAACATGGCCGATGAATGTCACGCTTTACTCAAAGGAGTATGTGCACTTAAGGGTGTAACTGTTTCTGAGTATGTGTACAACGTCATTGCTGAGGAATTTCGCAGACTTGTGGAATCGGATGAACAAGTACGAAGCATGTTCATGGCAGGTACGTACACCGAAGGGTGCAGGGCGTATCTTCTTAAGCAATCCTTAATTGAGGAATCCAACAACACCAATGATTCGCTTGCCTGATCTCTACGTGACCTTCGATAAAGAATCCTTTTTAGACGTATCTATCCACATCGGTAGATTGCGTATAGAATTATGTGGCACACGTCCATGGCATGTCCGATCCAGTCTCAACACAGTGTACGGACGCACGCATAGAAAAGGTCCATCAAGCCTTTGACCTGCTGATCCTGCTGCAACGTGAGATCCCTGGTCAATTAGTCAGCACCTTCCTGTACATCGCCTCACACGACGGCTGTCACAAACAAGCGTTGGAACAGGAGCTGAACATGACCACTGCATCCT